AACCACTGGGTGGTTAATTAGCGGGAGGATAGAATTTAGCGTCAAACTGAAATTCTGATTCTCGTAAACAGCAGGAATACTTGCAACAAATAAAGGGAAAAATTGATTAATGTTTGTAATCGTCCCTGTGTTAACTAAATAGAAGCAGAAATCAATGGGCAGGTAACAATTTACGTTCCCTGTAATAGGACCAGAAATTGAAGGGATGGTACCAGTGAAAGTTGTAGGTGTTACAGCGGTAACAGTTACAGCTTGGTCAATAGGGGTCGAGCCAGAGCTGTATGAAGTGAAATCAAGAAAAACTTTTTGACCGACTTGTACGTTATGACCTGCAGAAATAGTGACGACTACATTTGTGCTGTCGGCTGAATAAGTTCCAGCGGTTGCGGTAACGGCGTCGATATATTGAGTAGTTCTTTTTGAATATTGAAACCAGATTTCGTCGATATAAGCACCACTAATTGATGTATCCGTCAGTGCAGAGTCAACATCAAAAACTTTTGTTGCGTTACCAACAGCCGTCGGAATTAAGCTAGTTGAAAATGCTTGGCCGGATGCAACGGTAATTAAGGTTGACGAGGTCGCAGGCCTGTCAACCATAGCGGGTTGTTTGTTGGAGCTGCTGCTACTCACGATTGCCGGTTGTTTTAGGGGTTGACAAGTGGTGACCTGTGGATTAGTCTGGTCATAACCATGAATCAATTCTAATGCTACAAACTCAATTCACTTGCACGAAGTGTGGAGCATTGTTCACGCCCAAAAATCCCAATATGGCTAGATACAAGCTTCGCAAACGTGGAACAATTTATTGCTCAAAAGGCTGTGCTTCTACGACTCATGGGGGATTTAAAAATAAAATGCCTGAATACGCAAGTTGGGCTGCCATGAAAAATCGATGCGACCATCCAGGAAGCACTCACTATAGCCGATATGGCGGTCGTGGAATCACGTATGACAAGAGTTGGGGAAACTTTGAACAGTTTCTAATCGATATGGGAAAAATGCCTGAAGAAAACATGGAGCTTGACAGAATTGACAATGATGGTAATTACCATAAAGAAAACTGTCGATGGGCTACCAGAAAAGAACAAACAAGAAATCGTGGAGGTGCAAGAGCTACCAGGCTTTACACATTTAATGAAAAAACAATGTGCATTGCAGATTGGGCAAAGGAAATTGGAATCACTAGTCAAGCTCTTCAAAAGCGTTTGAATAATGGCTGGCCACTGGAGATTGCATTAGACCCGCAGAAACGAGATGGTGGCGACAGATCGAAATGGGTTGCCTCACCAGTTAACCCTACAAAAGGGGGAACAGTTAGAAATAAAAATAGTAAATTTATTACAATTGACGGAGTTACTAAGACATACTCTGAGTGGGAAAAGGAAAAGGGACTCAGCAAAGGTCTTATCTCAAAAAGACTACAGCAAGGTTTGTCCCCATACGATGCCGTAATGAGGCCAATTAATAAGAAACCGTAGGAATATTAGACAGAGGAAGAAGCCTTCTTGGCTTCTTTCTTTTCTTTTTTATGCGCCAGCCAAATCTCAAAAAATTTAAGCTCGGCTGGAGCATAAAGTTCTGAATGCTTAAGCGCGTCCTTTACCAGCTTTTTCTTTTTGGTCATCACGATTCCTCCTGCTCTTTTCTTCCATCCTAGTACGAGCTTTCTTGACGGCCTCCTTACGGCGATCCTTGTCTTCAGACTTATGATCGCCTCCCTTTTCCTCCTTGCCCTCTTGCTTTTTCTTAAAATGCTCCAGTAACTCAGGAGGCATCGACTTCTTACTGGTCATGATTTAACTTCTTCTTGAATTAACGAAAAAGGGATAGGTGCAGATACTCCTTGTGCAAGATAACGGGACCTAGCATCTCGAGCTGCTTTTGAAGGGGTCTCAGGAGAGTACGAGGCATACGTGCTCAGCTCAGCGTCGCTTTGAGGAGTCGACGACATCTTTGACAGTTCGTTACCTGCCATACGTAATTTTTCTGTATCAAATACAGAACTATCTTTTGATGCACCCATGATTATGAAGGGAGTTCAGGAGTTCGCAGTTCGGCCCTACCGATAGAAGGTAAAGGTACGTACTTAGGGGTTCCTAAAGATTGCCTTAAGTCTAAGTTTAACGCATCCCCTGCTTTACGTTTATCAGGATAGCTACGTTCTGGTAATCGACCATAAGCGTAATAAGCGCCTTCTTCTGAAACAACTGATTGAAATTTTTCTGCATTAGTAGGCAGCGGCCTTTCATAAGGGTCTTTTTCTAACCCTAACCCATACATGTAGCCGAGTCTACTTTTAGGTTGAACCACTTTCTTGTTTCCGCCTGCTTGCTAATTCTACGGCTTTCCTAGCTTTTCTTGCCCGATCCGTATTTGCAACGAATTGCTTCCCTTCTCGAGACTCACGTTTTTTCTTTTCATCCGTTTTTTTTCTTTCTTCGGGAGATAACTTAGCCCAAGCAGCCTTTGGTAAATACCTTTCAGTACCTTTTTTACCTGGTTCAATAGCTTTATCTGCTGCCATTAGTCTTGAATTGCGCCACCATGCAACCAGGCGTCACAAGTACGATCCCCTGCGCATTTAAATTTAAACAACTGGCAGTAACCTAAATTGGCACGACATTGAACTTCCCAGGGGTCTGCAGCTTCCTTTTCGTTGATTCCTTCGATAATGCAATCAATTAGTTTTGCGGATTGATCAAAAGCGGCACAGTTACAACAACGAGCTGTCATTACAGTATCCACATCACTGTTCCACATCTCAGCTTTTTTCTCCCAAAACCCTGGATCAGGTACGTCTGGATTTAAAGGACCATACGCAAAATTTTTAATTGTCCAATTACGATTTTTAATGTTTTCTTCTATATCTGTCGTTGCACGAGGGCACGACCCGCCAATCTCGGATACAGTCTTATTTAAAAGAATGTTAAGCTTCGGATTCATTTGTTTTTACCTTCGTATTCCTCTTTGGTCATCCATTTCTGATCTCCCCAACGCTTAAGGGACTTCTGTCCCTCTGAACGGCCTCCTTCGTAACCGCCACCACGTTCTTTATATGCTCTGGCGAGCATCTGTGCTTTTCTTGCCGATAGTTAGTTATTTAGCCTTACGGCTACGACCATTCTCCAGATTTACCACCTTTGGATCCTTCAAGAATCCGGCGCTTAAGGCGCTCACGTAACTCTGGCTTGGTGTAGCGACCTTTGTCTTCAGACATAATTCCCCGATAAATTGTTTTGAGAAGGGTTTTTACTTAAGGCAACTGGAGGAACAGGATCAGCGTGGGAACGAATTACCTCTCGATAATACGCCGGATTGTTTAGCTGAAAACGAGGCTCTTCAATACCATTGTAAGCCACTACGTGCGGACAAGTTTGGTGTTTCTCGGACCGTTGCATATTAAATGGATCTGAGAAACCAGCAGTGGTCATGCTTCCGTCACCATACAGATTTCCGTAGGTAACAGGGAAAGATGGATAATAACCAGGGACAGCTGCGAATCTCATTACACCATGTAGTTAGGGGTCTGTGCAAACACAGATTGCAGCATAGCAGTTGGATTAAATGTAGATTTAATCTCTGGTGTACCTTGAAAAAGCGAGTCCCTGATGTAGGAAGAAAGAAAATCCTCCGGAGAATCCTCTTTCTTGGAGCGACCACCGACATAGATATACGTGTTTCCCCCTGCTTGTTGTGCAGGTGGAAGTTGTGGGGGTGGTGGAGCTGCGCTTAAAATATTTGCCGCTTTTCCTGGTTTTGTATGTAGTAAACGAACTTCGTAAGGTTGACCTTGAGCATCGGATGTTTTAATCGTGCTATAACCACGCCCTGGGATGTACTCCCCTGGTCCCTCCCATGAAAGTGGTGTTCCAGCTCCTATCCCATAATCCTGTCCAAGATGGAATGTGGACGCGCCTTTCGTAGGAGCATCCCGTTTCCCATATCCAGATGTAACAGCGTAGCTAGGCTTCCACTCCTGTCCAACTTGTTGCCACAGTGGTTTTTGTTCTTTACCAACTTTTAAGCGAGTTAGCAAAGAACGGATCGTACCAGGATCGATGTATTTTCCGTCTTTTAAGACTCGTACATCAAGATGTGCTCCAGTAGTTGGATAAATGTCCTCTGACGGAGAGATTACTTGACCGACGCTAGTTGTTGTTGTGGCTGCCATTTATGCTTGATCACCTAAATAATTCGGTGTTTGAGAAAAAGCTTTCGTTAACAGCGCCACCGGATCAATCCCTTGAAACTGTGGTTGAACTTTATCTTTGTAACCACGTAAAAAATTTAATGCTGGATCTTCGGTTTCCCCGTCACCGGAAATAATGTACGTGTTTCCTTTTGGCGCGGCAGAGATTTGTTGTGGTTTTTGTTCGGGAGACGGCTGACCCAATCCTTGAGCAGCTTGTTGAGCCTGCGGCAAAAACTCTTTATATTTACCACTTTTATAAACAGACCAAGCACCTAATCCTTGGCTACCTAAAATCTGTTTTGCTGCTTTAACATTTGTTGTTGGATCAAATAACTCTTTTTCATTTTTTAATCCAAATTGTTTCATACGGGCAGGACCTAAGCCCCCGTACATGTTCACCTGAAATAATCCATAAGATTTGTCTAAACCTTGTGGATTAAAAGCCTGGGGGCGTCCGCTAGATTCTGCCAAAGCAATGGCAGTCATCGTAGGAATTTTTTCTTTAGCAACACCTTGTTGCTGAAGCAATGAAGCAATTTGTTGGGGGCTTAACTGACTCATGGCTTCAACGGAAGTTGGTAGCAAACATGATCCTAGTCCCCACAGCAGTGTCGGCAGGACCAGGAAGCGCTTGAATAAATTCAGCACCTTCCCGGTTGAATCGGTATCGAGCTTGCTCGGGGTTTCGGTAATTCGGAACATAGAGATGGAGAGCGAGTCGATCCGTCTCGTATAAATAGATTGCCGTCCAGGTTTTCAGCGTGTCTCTAAAGTCAGAGGTTGCAATCGTTCGATCAACATCACCTGCGATACTCTCAATACGATTACGGGGGACGGTATTATTGTTCACGCTGCCAGTCATGTCAGTGCGTTTTTCAGCTTCATCGCACCGACTGATCTGTTCGACAATCTTGCTATACCAGAACGAATCTTGGATATTGTTGACAGCTTCCTCAAGTCGTGCTTGATCACCAGCAGGGACCGATGTCAGGTTATATCCCAGGTGCCAGCGAACTTTAGATTTGAGAAAAGTGTCGAGTTGCATTACACGAAAGAAATGCGTAATGGGCACATCCTTTAGATATACCCATTAACACACTAGCACGCGCTAATTGTCACTCAACCCGTACTAAATTTTCTTTAAAAATTTCGTCCCAATCCACACGTTTAATTGACTTTAATTGCTCCAGCTTAAGGAATTTTTCCCCTGGCATGGATGTCTGCAAATCCTTGATGTCACGGGCTGTCTTCAATCCGACTCCAGGGAGAGAATCTGCAATTTGCCTGGCGCTGGCAGTGTTGATGTTAATCCGAACATCCAGAGGAAATGTTTCTTTCGTGGTCGGCTTGGCAGGCTTGACCCCCTCTGCTTCAAGAACTGCCGTAAGACGTTCTTCAGTACGAATTTTTTCGTTTGTGGCTTCAAGGTGAGGAGTGAGCTCACTCTCCTCGATGTACAAAACCTCGTCTTGGGAATCGAGGCACATCAAGATGCCATCTCCATGCTTAGAGACGACCTCAACAAGGCCACCAGTCATTTTGTATTGATACAGCATAAAAGCAGTTTTAGTCTCTGCTTAGCTTAACAAAGTTAACTTTACTCTTCAATAGGCACAAAAAAAGCGGGCCCCGAAGAACCCGCTAATTTTATCAGCTGAAGAATCAGCTGTCGGTACCGCCGACTTGCGAAGCGAAGTCGATGAAACCTTGGATGTCATTCCAGGACACGCCCAGAGCAGGACGCAGGTAGTTGACGCGGCACAGGATGTAACCGGCCTTACCAGCATCTTTGTCGGCCGAGCTGATGAACACGCCATCACCGTCAACGGTGGTCGAAGTCACAGCGTTAACGTTGAACACCTTAAAGGTGGTATCCGACGTAACTTTGTAGAACATCGAGTTGGCAGCATCCTGATCGTCGATACCAGCGGTGGTAACGGCGGTCCAGAACGGCAGGTCAGCCACAGTGGTATCAGTCAGGCCCTGAGCAAACAGGGAACTGGTAGCACTGATAATGGAGCTTGCAGCAGCAAGGCCATTGGCTTGGGTCGAAGGCACGCCGAAAGGAGCGCCAGCGTTGTTGGGGCCGAGGAGCAGACCTTCGGTGGAGGTACCACCGATATCAGCAGTCACAGGCGAAGCGGGGAAGCCAGCCAGACCACCAGCGGGGTAGTCCTGCGCAATAGCGATCGAAGCGCCATACACATAGGCAGGGCGAGCCGAGCTAGCTTGAACAACCAGCGAGGTGCGGTTGTCACGGACACGGTCGTCAGGACGACGATCAGGCGAAGGAACGATGATGTCGAAGCTCTTGTAAGAAGCTTTATCGGCAGCCAGGTTATCAACCTTGGCATAACCGATCAGTTCGAACGCTTCAACACCGGGCCAGCCGTACACACCCTCGGTGTTATACGAAGACAGGCGGTTGATTTGATTACCGGGCTGGAGAATAGCACCGGCTTCTTCTTTGTAAGCAGCCATTGTTAGTTACCTCCTATCCTCAAACGATGGTGAAGGCGGCAGTCACGAAGTCCTTGTTCAGGTTCGCGAAACCGGCGTACAGCTGCCAAATCAGGATGATGAAGCGGCTGAAGTCGTCGTTGTTATTGATCAGAACCTGAGCGTTAGGACCGCCGATACCCACGCCAACGGCTTGAGGGCCGAAGAACAGAGCGGGAGGAGTGGTGTGAGAGATAGCACCAGCACCGTCGCCAATGTCAACAGTGATGGACTTTTCAGCAAAGTTAGTGGACTCGAAGAAACGAACACCTTCAAACACGAAGCCAGAAGGCATAACCGGTTCGCCAGCCACAAACTGAGCCTGGCCATACTGACCACCACCATAGATGGCAGCGTTAGGAGCCATGGAACCCATCAGAGGATTGGGTTGGCCCATGCCAGGATAACGAGCCACTTCACGGAAGCCCTGGTCAGCACGCAGATCCTTCATGAAGGAGGGGTCAGCGATACAACGGTAGTAACCGTCAGCAAACACGGGGGTGTTCCGCTTGCGGAGTTGCTTGACAACTTCCAGCAGGTCGGTCTTGACGTTAAACTTGTAACGCTCGGAAGCGTACTCAGTAGCGGTATAGGCAGTCAGAGTGGTCGAACCAGTCTTAACTTTGCCGTTGGGGTAATAGTAACCGCCTTGGGTATCCGAAGCCGCGCCGCGAGCTTCAGATTTCGAAAACTCGTCGAGGAAAACGCGATCGCGCCAACGACGATAGTCATCGAGCAGGGTCAGCGAACCGATGGACTGGTGGAACATGTTAAGGTTCCCGGTGTCCAGCAGAAGGCGCTGAGCGGTCATCAGGGTCTCACGAGCGATCTTAAAGGTGCTCGGGAGGTTAGCGTTGTTCGGGTCAGCAGGACCAGTGTACTCACGCAGAGACACAAGCACCTTGTCCTTAACGATGGAGCGGCTGTTGGCCGTACCAATCGTTTGGTCTTGGG